GAGCGTTTCCGGATTCTTACACAGCCACTGGATCGGTCAACTGATCCTTAACTGATCGGCATTACCTCCAGTGGAGAGCATTTATACTATTTTTTTATACAGTGTCAATGTATGATGATTGGATAACTATACATATGTTATGTGTTTAATGCATTTTAGTTACATCTATGTTTTTATTGATTGTCTCTTTGTTACTGGAAAGTCTTTGTTCTTTTCTTTTAATGTATAACTCCCAACGAATATTATTCATTATGATAGCGTAGATATTAAAAATAAATGTCTTTACTACTAACACTAAGTAAATAAGGCTAGTCCCTATAACACAGTATCCAAATTTAATAATTAATTCTTTTATCGATTTTGAATATGGAAATAAATCAATTATATTGCCAATTATTCCATCTTTTTGACAAAAGAGAATTATTATTAGATAAATGAAAGTAAACGTAATAAATGAGATGAAAACTTTCATAAATGCCATAAAGTTATATTTTAACGTGGGCATCTGTGTTTTTTTATGTTGTATTGACATCATCTGAAGAAACATCTCGGGTTTGGATAGTGTTGCAAATATTGTGAAACCAGCAATGAGAAAACCTAAGGTTGTCACTGCAAAGTTAAAACCAATCAAAGCCCAGTTTCTAATGTCAGATACTAAATGAGACATATCCTTCTCAATAAAAAAAGAGTTTGTTAATAAAAAAATAGATGCTGTGAGCAAAATGCAAATATGGAATGTACTAATAGTAATCCGTTTGCAGAGCAAGTAAACATCCCAAAGGTTTTTCTCTTTGGTTATTTCTTTAGCATCTATTTTATTTATCATCGACCAAACCTTTCATATATATTGCTAATAATTCTAATCGTCTTTTGTGAAAGAGAACGGGGTAGAGATATCTTACCTTCTTCTACAAGATTTTCATACCGCTCATAACTTTCATTTGCAGCTACTACCGTATCCTTTGATAATTCATTCATCTCACTTAACAAAACAAAGTCATCATTGCTACCTTTGATTATATCACCATTGTCATCATATCCTTTAATATTTATTCCTGAATTAGCCAATCTGGTTGCTGATGTGAGTTGTTCTAAAACAGCACCATGATTCAAGCCTGAATCGGTGTTTGAAAAGCGAATAGATGTAGAAATACTTCCCATTTCGTCTCCGGCACTTTCAAGTGACTCCCAAAATTCGTCGTTATCAATTTCTTCTTGATTTGTAGGGAGAAGTTTTACTGAGACATTTTGGATTTTATTAAAATTATCAATAAATTGCTCTAGGCTTTGTTTGTCAGTTAACGGCGTTATTCTTAGCTTCGGGCGTTTGATTTCGTTCCGTAAGCTTTTTTTAGTGACTCGAGGTAAGTCAGGGTTTTCTTTGCGTTCTTCTTGTGCGGTTTCGTATAAATGAGATATGTATTTTTCATATTCTATGTTTAAGAAACACTGACTTGTTGACTGAAAGTTTTGAATTGTGGGAGCACCACTAACTTCCTTGCAAAGAATTAATCTGTGAGTGTTTAATATTAGAAGAAAGAAAGAGCTCGGGGCTGTTTCAAGCTCTTGATGATCTTCAACCAAATCAGCACCATCAAATACTTGTTCTCTGGTTAATAATGTATTCTTAATAATCCGACCTTTAATTCCGAGTACTGGGGGTGTTGCTTCTTCGTCAAGTATGACGCATTCAGTATCAATGAAAAAGAACTCTGATTTGTCAGATATTCTGCGGATGTTTGCCATCTCCAAAAAAGAGGGGAAAACAATTTCATCATAATAGTCTAGCAAAACATCATCACCAAAACGGAGAGTATAATTTCCAAATTCGAGTTTTTTTATAAAATCCATTACTATGCCTCAAGATTAAATAGTACGGTACTGTGAGAAAATTTTGGCAACTAATTTTATATCTTCTTTTTCACAATCAAATGTTAAATCATCGTCTGTTACTCGAAGATTGCCTCCAGGTAATAGAAAAATTTGTTTTAACTTGAAATTATTTTGGTATTGAACAATCCATCTTCCGTCTTCAACATTAGCTTTATTCATGTGTGCAATATTTATGCAATGTTCGTCTTCAATTGCGAGTAAATCATTAAAATGAGGAAGCAGGGACTTATCTATCAATAAATGACCAGCATCGAAAATTTGATTGTCAATAAGTTTTACTTTAGGAATTTCTAAAGCTTCACTTTCTTCGCTTCCAAGTTTTTGCCCGCGCCCAGTTGCTAACCATAAAAGAGAAGTTCTTGTTTCCAACGAGCATCTTATGATCCAGTCAGCTGGGAATGTGTCTCGCAAGTATCTATTCGCCATTGTGCTTTTAGACACATTCAAATGGTCGGCAAGTTCTTGTCTTGTTTTAAAGCCATACGCTTCCATTAGCCTGTTTATCGCATTACGTCCACCTGAATCCAGATTTGGATGGTTCACAATTGGGTTCTCGTTGGTGGTGGCTTTGGGAACATATTGAACCAATGATGCTGGTTCCTCTAATTTAGCGGGAACTTCGGTATTCTTAGGAAATGGCACGCCTTTTCCGAATGAGAGCCACTCTATAGATGCTCCTGTTTCAATTGCACACTGAATTACCCAGTCAGCAGGAAATGCGTCACGCATCCAGCGCGTTCCCATAGTACTTGCAGATACATTGAACTGTTCACATAGGGCTTGCCGCGTCTTGAATCCATACGCTTCAAGCATGCGCGTTATGACTGCCTGTCCTCCGTTTTTGAAATTCATCTAGTACGCCTTTGAGTAATATTGAGTTGACACTTCTCAAATGAAGAATTAATGTGTGCGAAAGTGAACTTGACGGTGTTAATCACCAGTTACCACGCATCATGTTAATCGAGGAATCTTGCATCATGACTCCACATATTTCAATCACCTTAGCTGTTCCATCTGTTTCTATTGAGAAATACAGCGAACTGACTGGCTTATCTATCGACACCATCAATGACATGCTGGCTGATGGACGTCTTATTCGCCATCGTCTCCGTAAGGATAAAAAGCGAGAAAAGGTGATGATCAATATCGCAGCAATGACTGTTGATGCACTCGCTGAATGCAATTTGAGCATTAACTAGTTCCATTTTGGGTTATGTCAGAGATGTCGAATATGTTTGATTACCAAGTTTCCAAACATCCACATTTTGATGAAGCCTGTCGTGCATTCGCATTGCGCCACAACCTGGTGCAACTGGCAGAACGTGCTGGCATGAATGTGCAGATTCTGCGGAACAAGCTGAACCCAGCTCAACCTCATTTATTAACCGCACCAGAAATCTGGCTGCTTACCGATCTGACTGAAGATTCAACGCTGGTAGATGGTTTTCTGGCACAGATTCATTGTCTGCCATGTGTACCGATTAATGAGGTGGCAAAAGAGAAACTGCCACATTACGTCATGAGTGCAACCGCAGAGATCGGGCGTGTTGCTGCAGGTGCGGTATCTGGCGATGTAAAAACCAGTGCCGGTCGTCGTGATGCCATCAGCAGCATTAATTCTGTAACACGACTGATGGCGCTGGCGGCTGTTTCATTGCAGGCCCGTTTACAGGCTAATCCTGCGATGGCGAGTGCAGTTGATACCGTGACTGGCCTCGGTGCTTCATTCGGTTTGCTGTGAGGTGCTTATGCTGACGAAAGAACCATCATTTGCATCGCTGCTGGTAAAACAAAGCCCGGCAATGCACTACGGTCACGGCTGGATCATGGGTGAGGATGGTAAACGCTGGCATCCGTGCCGTTCACAAGATGAATTGCTGTCTGAATTGACCACGGGGAAACGGAGAAAGTCAAAATGTATGCAGCGGAAAGTGAAGTGGTTTATCAGTTTCGTTACAGAGGGGAGAGTTATTCAGTACCTGAAGATGATTTGCTCTGTTGTTATCCGTCGTTGTCGGGCGATGGCAGTTACTTTTTCACGCTAAAGGATGGGACGTTTTTACGGGGAGAGCAGGTTAAAGAGACGATACGAAAAAATGTATCTCCTCTTGAACGTTACCGTAAGAACAAAGAACGATAGTTGCGTTTTGGGGATATGAATTATGGCAATTAATGGCGCTGCGGCGACTGTTCCATTAAGCCCCGGTGAACGCCTGAATGGACTTAATCACATTGCGGAGTTAAGGGCGAAAGTTTTTGGCCTGAATATTGAGTCAGAGCTTGAGCGGTTTATTAAAGATATGCGTGATCCACGGGATATCAATAGCGAACAAAATAAACGGGCACTGGCTGCCATATTCTTTATGGCAAAAATTCCAGCTGAACGTCATAGCATCAGCATTAATGAGCTGACCACTGACGAAAAGCGGGAGTTGATTAAAGCAATGAATCATTTTCGTGCAGTGGTGAGCTTATTTCCCAGACGGCTAACCATGCCGAATTAACCAGCTAATGAAATTAATGGCGTAAACCCGCCGGGCATCCCTTTATCTAAATTCAGGAGAATTGATTATGCGTAATATTGAAACCCTCACGACTAAAACCGGACCGGATGACGCAGGGCTTAATATTTTACTGACAGAGGCTCGTCTGGAAGAACGCCGGGCAAGGGCTGAAGCAATGGCTGCCAGCCTTGATAGTCTTGCGTGTCATATCACATCCCGCCAGCTAAACCACGTCGAAGCGGCAGAACTGCTGCGTGTGACCGCTGAAGCAATCCAGAACGAAGCGCAGGAGATCCACTAATGGCTGATGCAATGGATCTCGTACAGCAGCGCGTTGAAGAAGAACGCCAGCGCCATATCCGTGCTGCCCGTGCCAAAACACCGGGCGTGTCTCGCGTGCTTTGCATTGAATGTGAAGCGCCAATTCCGCCAGCACGCCGCCGCGCCATTCCAGGAGCGCAGCTTTGCATTACCTGTCAGGAAATCGCAGAGCTGAAAGGCAAACATTACAACGGAGGTGCTGTATGACAGGGGCTGTGCGTATCCATCAATTAAAAATTGCACCTAAGTATTTCAACGCTGTGGTTGCAGGTCAAAAGACGGCTGAACTTCGTAAAGACGATCGTGGCTATAAAGTTGGTGATGTTCTTTCTCTTTGCGAATGGAAGCATGGCGTATTTACGGGTAGGGAATGGGCCGCGGTTATCTCTCATGTGCTTCCGGTTAATGACGTCATGGCAGTTTCAGAACAATGGGTGATGCTATCAATTCGCTCATTAACCCCATTAGAAGCTTTAGGATATGTTATTGCAGGAGGTGCTGTATGAGCACCATCCTGAAATGGGCGGGAAATAAAACCGCAATTATGTCCGAACTGAAAAAACACCTTCCTGCTGGCCCGCGACTGGTTGAACCTTTCGCGGGTTCCTGTGCTGTGATGATGGAGACGGATTATCCAAGCTATCTGGTTGCGGATATTAATCCTGATTTAATCAACCTCTATAAAAAGGTTGCCGCTGATTGTGAATCGTTTATATCTCGCGCCAGAGTTTTATTTAAGGAAGCAAACAGGGAGGTGGCTTATTACAACATAAGGCAGGAGTTTAATTACTCAAATGAAATTACTGATTTCATGAAAGCGGTATATTTCCTGTATCTCAATCGTCACGGTTACCGTGGTTTATGTCGCTATAACAAGAGCGGGCATTTCAACATTCCCTACGGTAATTATAAAAATCCGTATTTCCCAGAAAAAGAAATTCGCGCATTTGCAGAAAAAGCCCAGCGGGCAACGTTTATCTGCGCCAGCTTTGATGAAACGCTGGCGATGTTGAAGGCGGGGGATGTGGTGTATTGCGATCCGCCGTATGACGGCACGTTTTCCGGTTATCACACTGACGGCTTCACTGAAGATGACCAGTATCACCTGGCATCCGTTCTTGAACATCGGTCATCAGAAGGACATCCGGTCATTGTTTCTAACAGTGACACATCCCTGATCCGTTCGCTGTATCGCAATTTTACTCACCACTACATCAAGGCAAAACGCAGCATCGGCGTAGCAGCTGGTGAGAGTAAATCTGCAACAGAAATCATCGCTGTTTCTGGGCGCGCTGCTGGGTGGGATTTGAGCCTTCGCGTGGCGTGGATAGTTCTGCCGTGTACGGAGTGCGTGCATGAGCCATGCTGATATGAACAA